CAATGTTTGTTTTATTATAATGATATAGAACTTTTTAGAGGCATTATTATGACACAAGTACAAAATAACAATAAGAAAATGACATTTACTGCTTATGACAATGGTATCTATCTAGCAAATAATAAGGATACTTTTACTTATGAAAATAAAACAGCAAGTGATATATTTCGAGATTGTTGTAATCGCTTTCATATTCCTATGGGAGAAGTATCAGAATGTACTTATAAAATACCAGAATTAACAAAAAGCAAAACAACTGCATTTGACACCATTGCGGACGCTTTGAGTCTTGATTTTGATGCAACAGGCATTAGACATTATGTCATTAGCAAAAATGGAAAACTGAATTTAATTACAAGACGTGAAAATATATTACAATGGGTTATTGAAACAGGACAAAATATGAAAAGCTATTCTTATACAAAAAGTATAGAGGATATAAAAACACGTGTCAAAATGGTATCAAAAGAAGGTACAAGCATTGCGGAAAAAAGTAATACAGAATTAGAAAGTAAAATAGGCATTTTTCAGGAAATCGACAAACCAGATGAAAGCCTAACAACAGCACAGATAAATGACAAAATAAGTAGCCTGTTTCATGAAAAAAGTACACCAGAAAAAACACTAACAATAGAAGCATTAGGCATACCAGAAGTCACTTCTGGTATAGGAGTGTATATTATTATTCCAGAATTAGAATTATATCGTACATTTTATGTTGATGAGGATACCCACACTTTTAAAGATAATATGCACACCATGTCATTAAAACTAAATTATGCAAATGATGTTTCAAAACAACAAAATGATAATAATAATTATAACATAGGAGATATTGTACAATTTCAAGGCGGTTATCATTATGTGAGTAGTACAGCAGATAAGCCAGTTGGTGCAAAATGTGAAGCAGGTACAGCAAAAATTACATTGATTGCAAATGGTGCAAAACATCCATATCATTTGATTCATATAGATGATGCTACAAAAGTATATGGTTGGGTAGACGAGGGCAGTTTTCAAAAAATGTAAAATACGAGTATGATTTGTTGAAAATGAAAAAAAGATATGCTAAAATAAAAATAAGGTGACTGTGAGGTGCAGTCAGCCTCCCTTTACGAAGGAGGGAGGTGGTGATTATGATGACTACATACGAGGCTTTATATCTTTGTATCGCTTTTGCAACGCTAGTCGTTTTAATACTTGACTTTAGGTCAAAAAAATAACTGCCCTCATTAGCTTAGCTTTTAGTTAGCTTGGCAGTTATTTGTTAAGCAGTTATACAAAAGAGGCTGACCCCTAATGCCCTTATGGGGAGGGCGACAGTCACCTACTTCGTTAAATATAGTATATCATTTGAAATAAATTTTGTAAAGCACTTGTTGAAAAGGCAGGTGCTTTTTTTATGCAAAAAATAGGAGGTGCAATATGATAAATGAAACAGAGAAAACAAGTGTAAAACAACTATTCCAAGAAATGAGCAAGGGAAACGTAGTAGAAGTATTGCAAGGAATAGTAATTTCTGAAAATCCCATAAAAATACAAATGATAAATGATGAAAAATTGATTATTGGAGCAAACATTACTTATGTACCAAGACACCTTACAGATTACAAAACACATATTGATATTGTACAAAAAGATGGTGCTGTTGACAGCCATACCAAAACAGACGGCAGTCATTCCCATAGTGGTGTGCATGGACAAACAAGTGCAACAGTACACTCTCATTATTTAGATACATTTCATATTTATGATATGGAAATAACAGTATATAATGCCTTAAAAGTAGGGGAAAAAGTGCATATTCTTTCTTTTCATAAAGGCAAACAATATTACGTATTGGATAGGGTGGCATTATGAGCGTGTTTATTCCAATTCCTATTGAAACAGTAAGTGAAGCCACAGAAAAACCATCATTGACTTATCGTATTGATATAGAGAATGGTAGAATTGTGGGAAAAATAGATGGTATAGAAGCAGTAAACCAAGCAATTAGAAAAGCAATCATTACACCGCGTTTTAAATGTCTGATTTATGACAATCAATATGGAAGTGAAATAGAGGACGCTGTGATTACAAAAAATGCAACAAAAAATTATATGGAGGCTGCAATAGAAGGATTTATAAAAGATGCACTTTTACCAGATACACGAATATTATCTCTTTATGGTTTTAAAATATCATGGAAAGAGGATATTGCGTGTATTTTTTTGAAAGCTGATACGATTTTCGGAGAAACAGAAATGCAGGTGATGATATAAATGTTTGAAGATTATACATACGAGCGACTTTTAGAAGATGTTTTGAATAATGCTCCAAAGGGCATTGATACAAGACAAGGAAGTATATTTTATGATGCCATTTCAGGTATATTATTGAAAGTTGCAAAATTGTATACAGATTTAGATATCATTGTAGAAATGACAACAGTAAAAACGGCAACAGGAGAGGCTTTAGATACAAGAGCAAGTGAATATGCAGTAAAAAGATTAGCAGCAACAAAAGCAAAATATTATGCAGAATTTGAAGGCGTTACTCCGAATATTGGAGAACGCTTTTATTATGATGGTTTCTATTTTGTTTTTCAATTAAATGATAAGGGTATTTATTATTTTGAAGCAGAAAAGGCAGGAAAAAATGGAAATGATATTTATGCAGGTACTCCAGCCGTTCCGGTCAATACAATAGAGGGTTTGATATCAGCTACATTTGGTGAAATTTACGAAAGAGGTTCTGACAGTGAAGATGATGAAAGTCTTCGCAATCGTGTCATTGAAAAAATTTCAGGACCAGCAGAAAACGGCAATAGACAGCATTATAAAACATGGTGTGAAAGTATTGACGGTGTGGGCAGAGCAAAAATATTTCCTTTATGGAATGGAGAAAATACAGTAAAAGCAGTGTTAATTGATACAACTGGAAAACCTTGTGGAGAGTCAAAAGTTGCAGAAGTACAGAACTATATTGACCCTGCAAATAAGGGAATGACTGTTACAATAAATGGAAAAACATATGTTGTAGGTGACGGGCTTGGAAATGGTGTAGCAAATATTGGAGCACATTTTACAGCAGTTGCTGCAAATCCTTTTGAAATTACTATTTCATTTGAATCAGAACTGACAAGCGAAACAGTTGCAGAAACAGTAAAACAACAGGCAACAGAAGCAGTGGAAGAATATATTACAAATATGGCACTAAAACATTCGGAAAATATTGTTATAAGAATTTCTGCAATAGGAGCAATATTAAGTAATGTAAAAAACTTAGTTGATTATACCAATATTCGTTTGAATGGTGATATTCATAATATTGTTATAAAAGAAGATGATGTTCCTGTATTAAAAGAGGTGATAATGGAGTGAAGTTTTATCACAAATATTTTAAAAATAACTATGAAGAATTGATTGTTTATTATCCAAGATATTACAGAGAAGTTTTTGAAATGGTAGAAATTCTAAAAGCACATGGAAAAATTGCGGATAATTTGGAAGAAAATATCGAAAGAGTGTTTTTGAATCATTTTATACTGACAGCAGATGAAAAAACCATCAAAATATGGGAAGAAGATATTCTTGATATTACTTATACACAAAAACTTTCATTGGAACAAAGAAAGAATGTCATTATTGCAATGTTATGTGGACATGGACATATTGGAGAACCAGAAATAAGAGATATTATAGCAAACTACACTCAAAATAATGTTGCGATTGATTTTGAAAAGGGAATATTATCTATACTCATAGATGGTGTTTTATTTGATGAAATCAATTTATATGAAACTTTATTGCGCAGAATTCCTGCTCATATTGCATTTGGAATGAGTATACATAGTAAACGGGAATTTAAAAAAGAATTAAATGTATATTATGGTGGTGCGATTGGAATAGATAATTGTTATGCTCCAGCTAATCCATATATTAAAAACAAAATGATGTTGTCAATTGCCCAAAAAGGAGTTTTGTTTTCTAATCAATTGATAAAACCAGCAGATATAAAACATAGGTCTAAAAAACAATCACAGAATGTAGGAGGCGTTTATTATACTACACATATTAAATCAAAATTAATAGAATAGGAGGAAATGATAATGTTTGAAGATGGCAGTTATAGTTGTTTAAAAAGTGCTGCACTGATAGCAAAAGTATTAGCTGGTAAGTGTAAAATGAATTATACAAGAGCATCTGTAGGAAAAGGAACGATTCCAGAGGGAAAAAATCCTAAAACAATGATAGAACCAGCAGATTATGTTATGGAAGCAAAAATTGCTGCTGTGACAAATCCAGTAAACGGAGAATGTCAAGTGACAGTACAAATTAATAGTTCAGATGTTGAAAAGGGATTTTTTGCCACGGGAATATTGCTTTATGCACAAGACCCAGACGAAGGAGAAATTCCTTATACTTATCTTATGCTTGAAAATGGTCCAGAATGGATAAGACCATCTAGTTCTGTTGTTGGTAAATTAGCAACATTTGATATTATTGCAGCAGTTGGAGATGTGGATACTGTTACAGCAACAATAGATTCAGATACGATTGTTACTAAAACAGTAGTAGAAAAAATGATTGCTGAATCTATGGTGCAAAGAGATATTGTCATACCAGCAACAACATGGATAGAAGAAATTGCAGAGGGTGGAGGGGGAGGCGTATGTGCGAATGTGGAACAGAAAGATGTAACGGATGAGATGATACCCATTGTGAGTATATTTCGGGAATGTATGAGTATTGCTAGGAATTGTGGCATGAGTACCACAGCAGAAACGGTAAACGGTGGCGTGAAGTTTTATGCAGAAAAAGCACCAGAGCAGGATATTAGCGCAAGTCTTTTGTTGCTAAGGGCAAGCGGAGGTAGTGGTACATATATTAACAACATGGCAAGCGATGAAGAAGTACAGGAAATGCTTAACGAGGTATTTGGCAGTAAAACAGATGAAAATGTAGAAGAACAAAATAATGAAAATTGATAGATATTTTAAGGAGGATGTAAATTATGGCTTATGATGGAAACAAATTGACAAAAGTAGAAGCATTAAAAGCATTAGCAGAAAGAGTAAACAACGATTTTATTACAAAAGCAGAGGCACAAAAACAGATTAAACAGGAAGTTGCTCAGGCTGGACACGCTAAATTTGAAAAAGTGGAAACATTACCAGAAGTAGCGGACGCACAAGAAAATATCATGTATTTGCTTTATAATGAAAAAACGAAGCATTATGATATTTATGCTAAAATTGGTGAAAGCATGGAACAGCTTGACGATACCACTGTTGATTTGAGTGGTTATGTTGTAAAAGAAGAAGGCAAAGAGTTAATCACAACAGAGGAAAAAACAAAACTTGCAGGTATTGCAGAGGGTGCGACAAAAGTGGAACAAAGTCAAACGAATGGCAATATTAAAATCAATGGTGAGGAAATTACTGTTTTTGAAGCTGAAATTGCTACTGATGCAGAAGTCACAGAAATGCTTGACGAGGTATTTGGCACAACAATACCAGATACACCAGAAGAAAGTGCTTAATAAGGGGAGATTCTCCCCTTTTTTATATGGAAAAGAGGTGTAAAAATGAAATTTGCGGTATTTGAACAAATTAAAAAGTCTTTGGAAAGTGTGAAACGTTATGCATTGGGTGAAATTGGTAATGTAGCAAATGCTACTGTTGAGGCGGTAGAGGAAATCGCAGGAGAATTAAATCAGAAAGCGGACAAACCGCAATATTATACAACAACAATACCAGTGGAGGGTTGGGAAAGCGACGACGAATATTATTCAAAATATTATGATATTGCAGTAGAAGGCATAACAGAAAATGATAGAGCAGATTTGATATTACTGCAACAAAGTATGCAAACAGCAGGAGAATGCGGTTTTTGCAGTATTACAGAAACGCTTGCAGGGAAAATTAGAGTCAGAGCAATGACAGTACCAACACAGCCATTAACAGCAGAAATTATATTAAAGAAAGGGTGATAGTATGGCACTTGGCAACGTAAATGTAGCTGGTGTAATGAAATCCGATATAAAAGAAGTACAGCAAAATATAAATGATTTGATAGGACAAACAGAAAATACAGGTGGTACGGTTACAGAAGGTACAGTGATGGCAAAGTTAAATAAAATGTTAGAACATACACAGAATATTGCACAACAATTATCTGTTGTACAATATAGAGCGTCTGATACATTGCAGTCAATAGATGTATATGAGTTTACTGTTGCTGAATCAAAAAAATATAAAAAGTTAAAACAATTTTATGCAAAATATAATGGTTATATTCATGTATATATAACAGCTTCAAATGCACAAAATGGTGTTCCAGTATATATTTTTAGGTCATTGCATGATTATTTTAATATTGAAAATGGTACAGGGTATAACAAAAATCAAATGATGATACCAGCATTGTTTTCAGCTCCAGAAAATTCTATATTAAATAACTTTGCTATAAAAGATGCTAGTAAAATGTATAGGACAGGTTCATCTTATCAATATATGAATTTCATAAATCAAGTTTACGGCTCTAATTTTGCTGCATGGAATACTGGTTCAAGTATAGTAACAAATACTGGATATATTGTTATGGATGTTGTTTTTCCAGTAAAAAAAGGGGAACGGGTAGTATTTGTAGCATATCCCGATATTAAAGTTGATGTTTCTATAACATTAGAAATGTATTATGACGAGGTGGCAATATGATAATTAATATTAATGACGATAATAGAGTGGAATGGTACAACGAAATATTAACAGAGCAGCAGGCACAGCAATATCTAAATGACAATACATACTATGTAAAAGGCTTAGAAGTGCCAGAGCATGAAGAAAGAGAAGGAAAACAAGCAATATTATATTTTTCAGTAGAAAGAGGATTTTACTATGAATATGAAAATGATATAGCAGAACAACGGCAAGAAAGCAATACCGAAATCATTATGCAAAGCATTACGGAATTAGAATTACAAGGGTTAGAGGCACAGCAAGAAAGGCAAATGTTAGCACAGCAAATAACAGAATTAGAATTAGCGATGTTAGAAAGGGGTAATATGTAATGTATGAAATATTAAAAATGAGATATCAGAGAAATTTTGTAACAAAAGAACAACTGAAAAGATATGTAGCACTGAATAAAATTACACAGGAACAATATCAAAATATTGTAGCAGAAAACGAGGAAAAGGAATAACAAAAGCCTTTTCTTTTTTTGTTGATACTTTTTGAGATATTTTATTGTGTAGTATATTGCTGTAGGAGGTGAGCGTATGGAGTGGGAGGTTGTAACAGTTATTATTGCATTGGTGGGGCTTTTAGCAACAGTAACAAAGCCTATTATGAAATTGACAAAAACCATTACAGAATTGAATGATACTTGTCAGAATTTAGAGGAAAGAATGGAAAAGTTTGAAAATCATAATCATGACAGCCATGTGAAGATATGGGCGCATAATGATAAACAAGATGAACAGTTAGCAGAACATGAAAACAGAATTAGTTTGTTGGAAGAAAGGAAGTAATAGCATGAAAAAAATTAACTGGACAGTAAGGGTAAAAAATCCATATTTTTGGTTTGGGCTGGTTGCGATAGTGTTAGCAGCAGTTGGAGCAAAACCAGAAATGTTTACAAGCTGGACGATACTCATAACACAATGTAAAAGCCTTTTGAGTAATCCTTTTGCATTGGGGTGTGTTGTAGTTGCGGTTGTGGGCTACATCAATGACCCTACTACACAAGGTATTACAGACAGTAAGCAAGCATTGACATACAATAAGCCTAAAAAGGATTGAGGTGAGAAACATGGAACAGGAAATAATAGGTATAGAATATTATGAAGTACCAGCACATAGAAGCAATTACACAAAAGGCAGAAGGCAAAGTATAAAATATATTGTGGTGCATTACACAGCAAATGATGGTGATACTGCAAGAAATAACGGCAATTATTTCAGTCAGCCCAATCGAAATGCTTCAGCGCATTATTTTGTAGATGAAAATGAAATCATACAAAGTGTAAAAGATAATAATACAGCTTGGCATTGTGGAGCGAAGACTTACAAGCATGAATTATGCAGAAATGATAATAGTATCGGTATTGAAATGTGTAGCGAAAAGGACCAAAATGGACAATACTACATCAATCAAGCAACACAAAGTAGAACGATTAAACTAATCAAAGTGCTTATGAAACAATACAACATACCAATAGAAAATGTACTTAGACATTATGATGTTACTGGAAAATTATGCCCAGAACCTTTTGTAAAAAACCAAGTACAGTGGTTAGATTTTAAAACAATGTTGAGCGAACAAAAGGAAGGAGGTGCAGATATGCTATACAATTACATGGACGAAAATATGCCAGAATGGGCAAAACCTACCATACAAAAGCTGATTGACAAAGGTGCATTGAAGGGGAATGAAAAAGGTGAATTGATGTTGACAGATGTGATGTTGAGGATATTTGTAGCAAACGACAGAATGGGGTTATATGATAAATAGGGGGTACAATATGGACAGCTTTATACCATGGGTAGGAGGCAAAAAGTTATTAAGAGGAGAAATTGTAAAAAGATTTCCCCAAAATATAGATAGATATGTTGAAGTATTTGGCGGTGCAGCTTGGGTATTATTTTATCGTCAGCAATATGCAAAACAAGAAGTTTATAATGATATCAATGGGGAGCTGGTTAATTTATTTCGTATGGTAAAATATCATCCTGCTGCAATTATAGAAGAATTAAAATTTACGCTAAATGCAAGTCAGACATTTTTAGATTTTAAAAACAACAAAAATATTGATGGTATGACTGAAATACAAAGAGCAGCAAGGTTTTTTTATTTAATTCGACAATCTTATGGTGCAAAATTGAAAGAATATGGCGCAAACTACAGAGATATTTCTTCATTTTTGAATGATATGAATAAAATCGCACAAAGATTGGCGCAAGTGGTAATACAAAATAAAAGTTTTGAAAAAATATTAAAACAGTATGATAAAGAGGGGACATTGTTTTATTGTGACCCTCCTTATTATAAAACAGAAAAAATGTACGACACAAACAATTTTATTTTTGATGAAAAACAACATATTATTTTAAGAGATATTCTTTCAGAAATAAAGGGAAATTTTGTACTTACTTATAATGATGATGAATTTATAAGAGAACTATATCAGCATTTTAAAATAGAAGAAGTGGAAAGAAGTAGCAATTTAAGTATTTGCAATGGAAAAAGGGGAAAATATAAAGAATTGATTATTACAAATTAA